GACCACCTACTACACATAGGTAGGTTCATAGCTGAGAAGAAGCCTGAGGTAATTGTTTGTATAGGGGACTTTGCAGATATGCCTAGCCTCTCATCTTACGACAAAGGTAAGAAATCCTTTGAAGGCAGACGTTACACTGATGATATAGAGGCTGTAGAGACCGCTATGGCACTCCTTATGCAACCTATAAAAAGAGAAATGAAAAGGTTACGAAACAACAAGAAGAAGCAGTGGAAGCCTAGGTTCGTTATGACTTTAGGCAATCACTGTGCAAGGATTGACCGAGCTATAGAGAATGATGCCATACTTGAAGGTGTTATAGGTATGGATGACCTTCCATATGAAGATTGGGAAGTTTACCCATTCCTTGAGGTAGTAGAGATTAATGGTGTTAGCTTTAGCCATTACTTTACATCTGGTGTGATGGGGAGACCTGTAGGAAGTGCTAGGGCGTTAATCACTAAGAAGATGACAAGCTGTGTTCAAGGTCACATTCAGAATATGGACGTAGCATACAGCTACAAACCTAATGGGGATAGAGTTACAGGGTTGATGGTAGGTACGTGTTACCAGCATGATGAGACTTATATGACTCCACAGGGTAACGTGCATTGGAGGGGCATCCACATGTTGTACGAAGTAGAGAATGGTAGCTTCGATAATCATGCAATCAGTTTAGATTACCTAGGAGGTAAGTATGGCGTATAACCCAACACAACGAGAAGTAGATGAGATGAATGGGCTTACTGGGGTGTATGTGGACGAAATAGACTTAGACTTAGACAACTTCTATAACACCCCAAGCAGGAATAGTCAAGTAGCAGGAGACCACTACAGTAAGTATGAAGTACAGGTATGGGACATTATCCTAATGTACAAACTAGATTACTTTGAGGGGAATATGCTCAAGTATCTATTAAGGTCTAAGGGAGACCGAAAAGAAGATTTACTTAAACTAAAACATTACCTTGACAAGAAACTAGAGGGGACATTATGAAACACGTAGAACGAGTAGTAATAGCACAAGAGCAGTTTACGGTACAGATTAGTTACAGTGGTGGGGGTATTTGGGAAGACCTCGAGAGGTTTGAAGACGAGGATGAAGCTAAAGACTTGTACAGGAACGTCAAGGTTAGGCTAGTACAACAAGCTTTGATTGAGTACGGTTCTGATGAACTGGAATGAAGAACTAAAGGCTTGGGCAAAGGTAGTAGTGATTCTACTTGCCCTTATAGGAATAGTAACCGTTATAGCAATTATTAAGGTGGGAATATGAAATTAACATTAGAGAGTGACTTTGGTGAGTTTAGTGTAGAAACAGAAGAACTTGAAACTTTAGGTGCGCTGTTAGGAGGTTTGGTTATTCCAGTACTCCGAGCAAGTGGGTATAACGACAACACTATTGATAGGTTTATATCTTCTGATGAATGTGTTGGTGCTTATGTTGAATCCTTGGAAGATTTGTAGAGAGAGAGAGAGAGAGATATGGCTAGACTATTAGAACCAAAGGATACCTATACGATAGATTATCCTCAAGCTATTGCTTATGCTGAGGCTCAACAGGATATATTCTGGACAGCCAATGAAATTGAGATGGAGAAGGATCTTCATGGATTACGTACTGATACAACAGAGCCTGAATATCATGCAGTAACTGAATCTCTTAAGCTGTTTACCTTATATGAACGAAAGGTAGGTGACTACTGGTTAGATTATGTATTTAAGAAGTTCCAACGTCCTGACATTCAGCGTATGGCTAGTGTGTTTGGGTTCTTTGAACTTAATGTACATGCTCCCTTCTACAATAAGGTAAATGAGGTACTCGGTCTAAATACAGACGAGTTCTACGAATCTTATAAGAAGGACAAAGACCTTAGTAGCCGTATGGACTGGTTAGATGATAGCTTTGGAGATGATGTAGTGTTTAATGTAGCACTAGCATCTATTATCGAAGGGGCTATACTATATTCTAACTTTGCTTTCTTCAAACACTTTCAAGCTGAAGGCAAGAATAAGTTAGTAAACCTATGTGCTGGTATCAACTTCTCAGTAAGGGATGAGAATCTCCACTCAGAGGCTGGTGCTTGGCTCTTTAAGACTCTTCTGGTAGAAGAGGGGCTTGATAAGGAGAAGTACAGGGAGAAGGTCACTGAGACAGTCTCACAAGTACTTGCACATGAGACAAGTATCATTGGTAAACTATTTAGTAAGGGAAACATCAAAGGTATTACTGAAGACCAGATGATACACTTTGTAGAAGCACGTTTAGACTTATGTTTAAACCAATTGGGGTACGAGGCTATATACAAGCCAAAGTATGACCCAATCAGTAAGTGGTTCTACAAGAACATCAACAGTGGTCAACTAAATGACTTCTTTCATAAACAGGGTAACAACTACAATAGAGATTGGACAGAGAGAGGTTTCACATGGTAAAGAGTATATACGAAGAATTAAGTGAGGAGCGTAAACAGCTTCAAGAGATTGGAAAACTGCCTGTGTGGATTACAACCCCTAGCTGGCAATTACTAAAGGAGAAATATACAACAGATGATTACCCAGACCTATATTCTATATACAAACGAATCTCTGTCAGTGCAGCTAAGCACATGGATTCCGATAGTGAACATTATGAACGAGTGTTCTTTAATCTATTGTGGAGAGGTTGGCTTGCTTGCTCTACTCCAGTTCTAGCTAACATGGGAACAACTCGGGGTTGTCCTGTTAGTTGTTCTGGAAACTTTGTAGGAGATAGTATTTATGACTTCTATGAGTCACAGAAAGAAATTGCAATACTTACGAAGAATGGCTTCGGAACAAGCTCTTATCTTGGAAATGTTAGAGAACGAGGAAGACCTATTAGTGGTGGAGGGACAGCTAGTGGTGTTATGCCAGTCCTCAAAGACTTTATCCAGCTATCTAGGGATGTGTCACAGGGCAATACACGAAGAGGTGCTTGGGCAGGTTATATCGAAATAGAACACGGAGACTTCTGGGAGATTATTACCCATATCCAGAACAACCCTGATGATTGTAACATTGGTTGGATTGTATCTGATAACTTCATTGAACGTCTTAACAATGCAGACCCTGAAGCCTTAGAGCGTTACCAACGAGCTTTGAAGGTTAAGATGCTTACTGGTAAGGGCTACTTCTTCTTTGTGGATAGAGTGAACCGTCAGAACCCACAACTGTATAAAGACCAGAACTTATCTTGCACAGCTTCTCAACTGTGTACAGAGATTACATTACATAGTGATGAGTTCCATACCTATACTTGTGTATTGAGTTCTATGAACTTAGCTAACTACGATGAATGGAAAGATACAGATGCAGTACAGAATAGTATCATCTTCCTAGACTGTGTAGCTGAAGAGTTCATTCAGATGGGTAAAGGTATTAAGGGCTTAGAGAAGGCTGTTAGGTTCACCGAGAAGAGCCGAGCATTGGGTCTAGGAACACTAGGCTACCATACCTACCTTCAAGAGAACTCAATACCGTTTGAGAGTTTTGAGGCTCATCAAGTAAACAAGGAAATCTTTAAGGGTATCCGAAGAGAGGCGGATAAAGCTTCTAAACACCTAGCTAAATTAAAAGGAGAACCAGAGTGGTGCAAAGGGTACGGGGTGAGGAACACTCACTTGTTGGCGATAGCCCCCAATACATCAAGTGCATTAGTATGCGGAGGTGTCTCGCAGGGGATAGAGCCAATCTACAAGAATGCGTTTGTTCAAGGGAGTGCTGGTGGGGAGATAAACAGAATCAACCCAACGTTGATAAAACTATTAGAAAAGAGGGAGATGTATAGTGAGGCTACGATTAATTCCATTATTAGTAAAGGCGGTAGTGTTAGCCACCTTGAGGGACTCACAGAACTGGAACGAGATGTCTTTAAGACAGCGTTCGAGATTAATCAAGAGAGCATCATACGACTTGCTTCAGCACGACAACGTTACATAGACCAAGCTCAATCTATTAACTTGTTCTTTCCAGCAGATGAAAGTGAAGAGGTTATCAGTGCTGTACATAAACTAGCTTTTAATGACAAGTACATCAAGTCTCTTTACTATATTCGTAGTGAGGCAGGGGTACAAGGGAGTACAGGAGAATGCGTAGCTTGCGAGGGTTGATTGGAGGGTTACTATTACTGCTTATATCTTTTGGGGTATATGCTGAAGACCCAGACAAACAGAAGATAGAGAGGTGTACGTATTTAGCTGGTATAGCTAGGGAGGTACAGGTAATAAGACAAACAGGTGTTGGGTATGAGCAATTTGCATCAGATACCTCTAGTATATACAAGGTAGATGAGGGGTACTTCATAGTACTAGCAGTAGCTGGGAAGGTATATGATTTGGTAGGGTTTGATGTAGACTCAGATGATGTGTTTGAGTCCTTGTTTGATTATTGTATCAGTCCTCATATACCAGAGGCTGACATTGATTACTTAATTTAGGGGGAGGTGTGAGGTACAGATGGCTAGTATGTTTGGAGGTAGTTACAATGGTAGCTATCATACTTAATTGTATTCATCAATGGTGATGTGGGATTAATTTAAGGCAAAAATAAGCCCCCAAGAGATTTTTAAGTCTTTTGGGGGCATTTTTGGTTTTGGACTTTATTGTTGTTGTCGTCTGTTGTAAGCTTCTTCTACATCATCCCTTAAGGTTGTACCACCTACAGCCACTGCGGCAGGACTAAGAAGACCACCAAGACCTTTAATAGCTTCGGGGGCATACCTACCAGCCACATAACCAGCAGTACCCAAACCCACAAGAGGGGCTACGACAGGACTGGTTGCTAGTGCAGCAACACTACCAGTACCAGCAGCAGTAGAGGCAGCTAACGCAGCATGACCACCAGAGTAGTTCTGAACCGCATTCAAGATACCTTCCTCAGAGGCGTATGTCTTGGCTAAATTCTCCCTAGCTTTATACATTAGAGACATGTCCTTCAAAGGCTTTCTAAGGTCAACATTAATTGAATCTCCATACTTTATGGCAATGTCGTTCAAAACAGTACGGATGGTTAAGCCAGCCGCATCCCTAGCTATTACAACCTCCTCGGGGGGAAGTATCTTTTTAAGGGTTGGGTTAATTAATTGGTCATAATCCCTACGGGTTTGAAGTACCTTCTCTAAAGTTAAAGCCCCTTTTGACTTCAGCATTTCCTCAACAGCGTCTAGGTGTAGAGTGATAGCATCATCAATAGTTGTTGCTTTTGATAACCAAGTATTCTCACCCCTTAACTTATCAATAGAGAC